AGAGTAACGTCAGGGGGAGAGGGGGGGGGAGGATCGTCTCCCCTTGCGCCTTTTTGCGTTTTGGCATGGAAGTTATGGGGCAAAGGAGGCGGAAAACATGGCGCGGTGCATACTCGAAGTGGACACAAGCGACGTGCAGAAGAAGGCATACGCGCTGGCCGCCATGCTGTCTGAACAGGAAGGAAAAGCGATGCTCTACGCCGCATTTAAGCGCACGGGCGGGCACACGCGCCAGATCATGAAGAAAGACCTGCCCAGGGAATACGAAATCGGCGCAACGCGCGTGGGGCAGGCCGTGCAGAACGCTAAAGTCAGCATAAGCAACCTCGGCGTGAACTGTCTGATTCCGATTGTGGGCAAGCGGGGCGCGATTGGCAGCACATACCGCGCGACAGGCGGCGCGCACGGCTGGGCATCCATGCACCGCAAGTACACGATTACGGCGCGCATTGTCAAGAGCGGACGAAGCAGACTGCCTGAGCAGATGAACAATATCGGTGGACAGCCGCCTTTCCGCAACTATTCCGCGCCGAGTCTCAACCGCGTGGCCTTTACGCGCGAAGGGCAGGGGCGTCTGCCCATTCGGTCTGTGATGGGCATTGCCATTCCGCAGATGCCGGTCAACCGTTCCGAAGAGGACGTGCAGCAGGATTTTCGGCTGTTTCTGGAAGAGCGTATCGAGCACGAATTTGCATATCGCGTACAGAAATGCAGGTGAAACGATGCTGCCGGAACTGACGAAAAAGCAGCTGGCGGAGGCCAGCGGGTACAGCTATCGCAGGCTGCACGATATCGACATGGAACTGCCGGAAAAGGAAAAGCTCTTTGTGAAGAGCGAAGGCGGGAAATACGACCTCGCCCTGTTTGTGCAGCGCTGGGCCAAATACAGCGTAGGCGCGCAGACAAGCGGCGAAGACACGCTCGACGAGGTGCGCGCAACGCACGAAAAGATTAAAACGCGCAAGACAGAGCTGGAAGTCGCCCAGATGGAGGGGCGGCTGGTGGACGTAACGGAGGTGCGCAAGCTTTGGGCGGAAATCGTTACGCGTGTCACGCAAAACCTGCTCAAGATGCCCAGCAAGGTTGCGCCTCAGCTGGTGATGGTGGGCAGCGCGGACATGATCGGCGCAATCCTGGACGATGAAATCCGGCAGACGCTCACCAGCCTTGCGGACACGCCGCTTCCAGGCGCGGCGGATGAAACGGAAGAAAGCGCGGAAAGCGGGGAGGACGAAACGGGGGGATAACGCGGGATGGATTTGCATGATCTGGAACGCGAGACCCTTGAACTGTTCAGGCCGCCGAAGCGGCAGACGGTTTCGGAGTGGGCGGACGAGAACCGCGTGCTGGTTTCGGAATCAAGCAGCGAACCCGGCCCGTGGCGGACGGACAGAGCGCCCTATCAGCGGGAAATCATGGACGCGTTTACGCAGAGGGGCGTTCATGAGATCGTGGTGATGTCAAGCTCGCAGGTAGGCAAAAGCGAAATCGAGCTGAACATGATGGGACAGGCGATTGACAACGACCCCGGCCCGATGCTTTATGTGCAGCCGACGGACAGCGTGGCGGAGGACTATTCCAAACGACGCATAGCGCCGATGATTTCCGCCTGTCCGACGCTCAGACAGAAGATTTATCGCGCAAAGGGGCGCGACAGCGCGAACACCATCACGATGAAGCTGTTTCCGGGCGGCAGTCTGGCGATTGTCGGCGCAAACAGCCCTTCCGACCTGGCGAGCAAGCCGGTCAGGTACATCTTCTTTGACGAAATTGACCGATTTCCACTGAGCGCGGGCACGGAGGGCGACCCCATCAAGCTGGCTGAGCGGCGCACAGAAACGTATCGCCACAACCGAAAAATTGTCAAGACCTCTACGCCGACAATCAAGGGAGCGAGCAAAATTGAGGACGCGTACATGAAGGGCACACAGGAAGAGTGGCGCACCGAATGCCCGCATTGCAGGCAGTTTTCCTATATCCGGTTCGAGGATGTGCGATTTGATACGGAAAAATACAAAAAGCCGGACGGGCAGACGGATTACATTGTGACCAACGCGCGGTGGCGCTGCCCGATATGCAAGGCCGAAACGGGCGAGCACGAGGCTAAGCGGCTGGCGGCCAAATGGGTGACGCAGAACGAAAAGGCGCTTGCAAACGGCATTCGTTCGTTTCGGCTGAGCGCGTTCATGTCGCCGTGGTCGGACTGGCGGGACATTGCGCTTTCATTTCTGCACGCGAAGGACGACCCGGAAGCGCTGAAAGTCTTTTACAATACGATGCTCGGCGAGAGTTTTGAAATCAGGGAAAAGAGCGGAGAGCCTGAAAAGCTTTACGCCAGGCGTGAACACTATAACGCCGAAGTGCCCACGGGCGTGCTGGTGCTGACCATGGGCATGGACACACAGGACAACCGACTCGAATACGAGGTAGTCGGCTGGGACCGGAATGAGCAGAGCTGGGGCATCGAGCGCGGCATGATTTTCGGACGGGCGGACAGCCCCGGCGTATGGGAAGAGGTGGATGCGCTGCTTGAAAGAGAATGGAAGACGGCAAGCGGAATGGGCATGCGCATTATGGCGACGTTTATCGATTCCGGCGGCCACTTTACGGAAGAAATATACAGGCAGAGCGCGCGCCGCGCGGTGCGCAGATTCTGGCCGATCAAGGGCAAAGGCGGTCTGGCGGACAGCTATGTTCGCCCGATGAGGGGGAAGACGGAGGCGGGCGGCGACGCGTTTATCATCGGCGTGGATATGGGCAAGGAAGCCGTTTATCTGAACGCGGCGATAGAAGAACCAGGGCCGCGCTACATGCACTATCCGCTTGACGAGCGCGCGGGATACGACAGGGCGTATTTCAAGGGGCTGTTTGCAGAGCGGCAGGTATTGCGCAGAAAGAACGGGCAGAGCGTTTTCACATGGGAAAAAGTTTACGAGCGAAATGAACCGCTGGACATGCGCAATTACGCGAGGGCGGCTTACAAATATTTCCGGTGGAAGTTTGACGAAATCGAAAAATCGCTGCGCGGGGAGGATATCGACCCGCCGCAGACGCAGGCGCAGCGCGAAAGGAAAAAGAGCAGACGCGTGATTTCAAGAGGCATCAGGGTTTAGGAGGGAAAACGGCATGGCATATACGGGCGCGTACACGCTGGAGGAAGCGAGGGAATATCTCACGCTCTGGAAGGACTGCGAACGGGCGCTGGCGACGGGACAGGCGAAGGCTTACCGCGTGGGTTCGCGCGAGTTTACGGCGTTTGACCTTGACGAAGTGGCGGCGCAGATCGTCAGATTCCAAAAAGAGATCGAAAAACTCAGCGGCGCGGTGCGCACGACGCGGGTTGTGCGGATTGTGCCGCGCGACCTGTAAGGCGGGCGGAATATGGACAGGAAAACAGAACCCAACTGGCGCGAACGTGCGCTTTTTTTATTCAGCCCAAAGCGCGCGCAGGAAGCCTACGCGCAGCGGCTGAAACGGGAGAGAGAACCGGAGAGCGGAACGGACAGACGCGCGAGGATGGCGGCGAGCGGATACGGCGCGCACGCGGCGAGCACGACGCTCAATTCGATGCTGGGCTACAACGCGGGCGGCGGCAGCGCAGAGGACGACATCGACCTGCACGGCGCGGTTTTGCGCGCAAGGGCGCGCGACCTGTTTGACGCGGGCGGGCTGGCCAGAAGCGGCCCGATGACGCTGAAAACCAACGTGGTAGGCTGGGGCATTCAGCCCAAACCGAAGATCGACGGCGAGGCGCTGGGGCTATCTGAAGAAGCGCAGGACGAATGGGAGCGGAACACCCTGCGGGAGTTTCGCATCTGGGCGGAGAACCCGATGTGCGACGCGGAGCGGCAGCACAATTTCTACGGATTGCAGCAGCTTGCTTTTCTTTCCGAGCTGGTGAGCGGGGACGTATTCGTGCTTTTTGGCATGAAGAAAAACGCCAGAACGCCCTATACGACGACCATCAGGCTGATCGAGGCCGACAGGGTGAGCACGCCGGACAGCAGCAGCGGCGAAAGCGAGAGCCGCGAGGCGGACGGCGGCGGGCGCATTGTGGACGGCGTGGAGATCGACGCGGAGGGGGCGGTGATTCGGTATCACTTCACCAGTCGGCACCCGCTGCTTGAAAACGCAACGGACAGCGTGGAATGGACGCCGATCGACGCGTTCGGCGGCGACACGGGATATCCGAACGTTTTGCACATCATGACGGCGGAGAGACCGGAGCAGCGGCGCGGCGTGCCGTTTGTGGCGGCGCAGATCGAGCAGATTAAGCAGCTGGACCGCTATCTGAGCAGTGAACTGGCGGCCAACGTGGTCAGCGCGATGCTGACGGCGTTTGTGGTGACGGACGACGACGACACGACCGGGCTTGAAGACGCGGTGAACGAAGAGGACAAGATCACCGACGACGACATGCAGCTGGAACTCGCGCCGGGCGCGATTTATTCCCTGCCCAAGGGCAAGAAGATTCAGGAGATCAACCCGCTGCGCAACAACAGCGCGTTTGCCAATTTCGTTGAGACGATGGAGACCGTCATCGGCGCAAGTATGGGCATTCCCAAAGAGGTACTGGTCAAAAAATATGAAAGCAATTACACTGCCGCGCGCGGCGCTCTGCTGGATTTCTGGCGGGAGGTGCGCGTGCGGCGCACGGCCTTTGTGGAGAGCTTCTGCCAGCCGATTTACGAGCAATGGCTTTCGGAGGCGATTGCAACCGGACGCATTGACTCGCCCGGTTTTTTTGACGACCCTGCTGTGCGGCAGGCGTGGTGTGGCTGTATGTGGATGGGCGCAAGCATGGGACATGTTGACCCGCTGAAAGAGGCGAACGCCGCGACGGTTCGCATTGCCAACAACATGACCACGCAGGAGCAGGAAGCCAGCGAATACAACGGCAACGACTGGCTTTCCAACGTGCGTCAGCGCAGAAAAGAGCTTTCCGCGCTGAAAGAGACAAAAACGGACGGCAAGACGAAGAAGCCCAAAGAGACGCAAAAGGAGGAGAGGAGAAAATGAACAACGACGCATTCAGCCTGCGCTTTACCGCGCCCAAGATGAACGCGGACGGGGATGAGGCGGAGGTGATGCTCTACGGAGAAATCATTTCGGGCATGCCTGAAGACTGGAAATGGGACAAGGAGGACAAGAGCGCGGCTGACTTTGACCGCGCCATCAAGGAAGCGGTGCGCAGCGGCGCGCGAAAGCTTCTGCTTCGGATTAACAGTCCGGGCGGCATTTTGCGCGAGGCGGTGGCGATGCGCAGCACGCTGAACACGGCGGGCTTTGAGACCGTCACCATCCGAATCGAGGGGCTTTGCGCCAGCGCGGCCACGGTGGTTGCGACGCTTCCGGGCGCGCACGTACAGATTGCCGAGGGAAGCGAGTTCATGGTTCACAACCCGGTCTGCGGCTGTTACGGATATGCGGACGATATGGAAGCGACAGCCGCCTATCTGCGCAAAAGCGAGGAAATCGCGCGCGGGTTTTACACGAAACGGACGGGCGCGGACGAAGCGACGGTCAAGGCGTGGATGGACGCGGAAACATGGTTTACGGCCAAGGAAGCGCTTGAAGCCGGGTTCTGCGACGAGGTCATCAGCGAAGGCGGACAAGAGCCGGAAATCGCGATGAACACCCGCACGCTGGCGGCGATGCGCGCGATGTACGCACACATGCCGGAAAGGCTGCAAGCGCTGGAAAAGACAGGCAGTTCCAAGACCACGGCTGTTGCCGCCGCCGTCTTGACTGAGGATAAACAACTCAATAGGAGCAAGGAGGAACACAACATGGAGATCAAAGATTTGACGGCAGCGCAGCTGGCAAGCGAGAACCCGCAGCTGATGGCTTCCATCCGCGAGACGGCGATGCAGGCGGAGCGGGAGCGGATGCAGGACATCGACGACCTGACGACGCCGGGCTACGAGCAGATGGCGACGGAAGCCAAGAAAAGCGGCATGAGCGCCATGGACTTTCACAAGGCGGTGGTGAAAGCCCAGAGAGAGAAGGGCGCGCAGTTCATGCAAAGCCGCAAGGGGGAGGTCAGCCAGAGCGCCGGCGTTTTGGGCGGAGCGAGCGACGGGCACGAAAAAGAACAGGCCGAAATGGCCGCTTACGCCAAAGAAATGGCCGCCTACGCGAAGAGAGCGGGCGGCGGCACGGGCATGTACTGAGCGAAAGGAGCAACCGGCATGAATCTTTATGAAACCATTGGAAAAAGCAACCCGACGTACCTGCTGGCGGACCCCGAAGGGGCGGACGCCATCGGCATTCCCTGCGAACCGGGCAACGGCACGGTTGCGCGCGGCACGGTCATGACGCGCAAGGAAACGGGCATGTATGCCCCGGCGGAGAGCGCGGACGTGACGGAAACGGCGACGCTCTGCGTGCTCGACGAGACGGTGAACACCGACGCGGATGCGAAGCTGGCCGCCGAGGCGCGCGCCTATCGCGCGGCGCGCCTGATTGCAGGCCGCGTAACGCTCAAGGCGGGCGCGGCGCTCACAGCGGCGCACAAGCTGATTCTGCGCAAGCAGGGTCTTGTGTTTGACCAGATGGAGAGCGACACACAGACCTTCAACAACGAAAAATCCTGAGCATGAGGAGGACAAAAGAGCATGGACATTTATTCGACCCGCGCACAGCTGGCCGCCATTGACCTGATGGAGCCGGAATACAGCTTTCTGTACGACATGTTTGTCAGCGACATGGGCGCGGTGGAAGACGAGAAAGCGATTTACGACTACCGCAAGGGCAAATTGCAGATGGCCCCGGTGGTGCATGAGATGACGGGCGGCGTGCTGATGGGCCGCACGGGCTACGAGACCCGCGAAATCGGCTTCTGCACGGTTGCGCCGGAGCGCATCATTACCGACCCGGACATCACGGGCCGCGCGTTTGGCGAGAAGATTCTGGGCGCGATGCCCCCGGAACAGCGCGAGAAAAAGATGCTGGCGCAGGATCTTGCCGACATGCGCAAGGCCATTCAGCGCCGCCGCGAACACATGGCGCGTCAGGTGCTGCTGACGGGCAAGCTTTCGATGTTCGTCTACACGAACGAGGGGCGCGGCCTCAAGCCCACGGTGCTGGCGGATTACGGCTTTACGCAGAATTTCACCCCGGACACCACATGGGACAATGCAGGCGCAAAGATCGAAGCGGACATGCAGGAAATGACCGACATGGTTTTTGAAGGCCTGGGCGCGCCGGAAAAGATCGTCATGGCCCCGGACGTGGCGAACGCGATGCTGGAAAACAGCAAATACATGAAGCAGTTTGACATGCTGAATGCAAAGCTGGGCGAGATCAACGCGCGCTACAAGGGCGAGGGCGTGCGCTTCCTCGGCTACAACGCGGACGGCGTGGAGATGTACAGCTTTTCCGGCAAGTTCCTCGACGACGACGGCCAGATGAAACCCTGCATGCCCAGCGGCACCCTCATCATCGGCGGCAGCGGCCTGATCAAGATGCCGCACGGCCCGGTGACGCAGGTGGAAGAACCCGGCCCGAACGCCAGGCACAAGACCTACATCAAGAAGGAAGTGCCGCTGCGCTACGGCAGCGTTGAGAGCAATGCGGTGAAGAACCGCCTGACCAGCCGCCCGACCGCCGTTCCGTTCAACGTGGACGCATGGGTTGTGGGGCACGTGCTTTAAGCGGACAAAGGGGGAAGAAACGGATGCGTTACATCGCCAGACATTATGTGCGCGTGGGGCAAGCGCGATACACCCCCGGCGAAATGCTGAATCTTGAAGACAGAGAGACGGCGCTGAGCATGATTCGCCGCGGCGCACTTGAAGAGACGGTCGAAAACGGCGAAGAAACTGCGGCAGAGGAAGCGCCGGAAGAGGCCGAAGAAACGGAAGAGGACGAGACGCAAGAGCGGCAGACGAACGTCACGCCGGACATCGACGTGAGCGCCGCCATCGTGAAACGCCCCGCCAAAGGAAGGAGGAAAAGCTAAATGGACGTGAAGCTGACCCAAACCGGAGAGACGATCACGGTCAACAAAAGCTACGGCATGCGCCTGATCGAACAGGGAAAGGCCGTGCCCGTGACCGGACACACCCGCAAGAGCGCCGCCAAAGCGGCTAAGGGAGAAGCCTGAGATGGCGCTGAAGGACCGGATTGCCGACGACCTGACGCGGGTGTACATGAATATGAATCACTTTGCCGAAACGCACACGTGGAACGGAAAGCCCTTTATCTGCGTGACGGACGACGAAGTGGCGCTCAAGCGCAAAAACAACAACGTCGTTGACCTGAGCTGGGACAATAACACGACCGAAACGGTGGTATATGTGCCGCGCAAAGGGTTTCCGGGGCGCGCCGTGCCCAACGAACAGGTGCTTTTTGACAAAAAGCCGATGACCATTTTGCAGGTACAGGAGGATATGGGGATGATGACGATTTTGCTCATCAGCCGCGAGCCGAAGGCGGTGCGGGCATGAGAACCTACGATCGGCTGGAAGCGCTGAAAAGCTTTCTGCACAAGCACCTGTGCGCCGGGCGCGAAATGAAAACGCCGGGCGCGGATTACACCATCACGAGCATGACGAAACAGGAACCCAGATGCTATATCGCCTATTACCCGGCGATGCCGGACGAAAGCGGCCTGATTACGGAGGCGCTGACGCTGGCCCCCAGCATTCTGATTCTGCCCAACGTGGGCAAGCTCAAAGAGGTGGAGGAAAAGCGGTTTGACCGATACAGCGGCGTACACAGGCCGCAGGAACTGGGACAGACGCTTGCGGTGCAGCTGCTTTTCTGCGTTTACGAGCCGGGCATCCGTCTGCCGGGGTTTGCGGAAAGCGAACAGAGCGAAAAAGGGCTTGACATGACGCTTTTGCGCGAAGGGACGCAGCAGGGCGTCAAAACGATTTTCGGCTGGATGGACGACTGCAAGGAACTGCTGCTGGCGCGGCAGCTGATTCCGGGCACAGACCTGTTTCTGCACGAGGCCGAATGCAACTACGGCCCTTACACCGACCAGAACTTTATTGTGGACAAGCGCCCGCTGTACTACGGGGTGATGAACGTGGTTTTCGGCTGTTATGCGGACGACGGGCGAAACTCGGAACTGGACGAATTTTTGAAATGAATCAAGGAGGATATGAGACATGGCAGATTATCTGCACGGCGCATACGGCGTGATTTCCACAGCCGGAACGAAGGTCGCCGCCAAAAGCCCGAACGCGATTGTCTACATCGGCACAGCGCCGGTGCAGACGATTGCAGGCGGCGCGGACAATGTGAACAAGCCGATTCTGGTTACGGATATCGCGCAGGCGCGCAAGGCGCTGGGCTATTCGGAGGACTGGGGCAAGTACACGCTCTGCGAGGCGATGCACGCGCATTTTGAGCTGGGCGGCGTCGGCCCGCTGGTGCTGATTAACGTGCTTGACCCGGAGCGCCATAAGGCGGCGCAGGGCGGCACCAGGAGCCTGAAAGCGGAGAACGGGCGCGTCGTGTTGACCGACATGGAGGACGCGGTGCTCGCCTCCGTCAAGGTTGCGGGCAAGACGGCGGGCAAGGATTATGTCGCGGCTTACGACCAGAAGAAAAAGACCGTGACCCTCACCGAAACGGACAAGGGCGCGCTGGGCACGGACGAACTGGAAATCACATACGACCTTGTGGACCCCGGCAAGGTGACGGAAGAGGACGTTGTCGGCGCTACGGACGGCATGGGCCTCAACACGGGCGTTTACGCCGTCGCCAACGTCTATCAGGAGACGGGCATGATTCCTTCTTTTCTGCTTGCGCCGGGTTTTTCCTGCATGCCGGAAGTTCACGCGGCCATGGAGAAAGCGGGCAGCAAGGTCAACGGGCACTGGGACGTGTACATGCTCTGCGACATTCCCATTGTGGATGACGGGGGCGAGGCCGTCACGCTGGAGGGCGCGTCGGCGTGGAAGAAGAAGAACGGATACGCCTGCGTCAACGAAACCGTCTATTTCCCGCTGGCGCGCGGCACGGACGGCAAGACCTATCACCTGTCCACGCTGGCGGCGGCAAACCTGCAAAAGCTGCTCATCGAAAACGACGGCATTCCCTACAAGACGGCCAGCAACACCGCCTGCCCGATCATTGCGAACCTGTATCTGGGCGAAAGCGCGAAAGGCCGCGTCTATGACGACAGAATGATCAACGAAGCGCTGTGCAAGAACGGCATCGCTTCCGCCGCGTTTACAGGCGGACGCTGGGCGATCTGGGGCAGCCACAGCGCCGACTACGACCAGAGCGAAGAAGACGACGTGAACATCAGTGAGACCAACCGCATGATGCTCTACTACATCAGCAACGACTTTCAGCAGCGCCGCACGCGCAACGTCGATCAGCCGATGACGAAAAACGACATCGAATCCATTGTCGCGGAGGAAAAGGCGCGGCTTGACGCGCTGGTGAAGATCGGCGCGCTGACTTACGGCACGGTGACGCTTTCGGCGACGGAGGACCGCAACAGCGACATGATGCGCGGCGACTGGACGTTTGCCTTTGAGGTGACGACCACGCCGCTGGCCAAGAGCCTGACCGCGCTGGTGAACTGGACGGACGAAGGGTTCATCACCTATTTCAACTGACGCAAGCCCCTTTACGGGGCTTTTTTTCATGTACAGAAAAGGAGCTGAAAGACAATGCCCAAGAGAGTATACAACAACGTCGAAGGCCATCGGGTGCTGGACGGCGGAAGCGTATGCGAGGACGTGACGAGCATCACGCTGCCGACGGTGGAACACCCGACGACGACAATTTCCGCCAGCGGCATGGCTATGGACGTGGACATGCCCAACACGACGCACCTCAACGCGATGGAGCTTTCCATTGCGCACAACAACGGCGTGAACTGCCGATATCTGGCTACGCCGGGCAAGCACAACATTGAGATGCGCGTCGTTCGCCAGCGCTACAACGTGGCGGGCGTTGAAATCGAGCATGAGAGCCTGAAAGTGCGCGCAACCTGCGTGCACAAGTCCACGGACAAGGGCACGATTGAGACGGGCAACCCCTACGGGAGCACGGAAAAGTATTCCATCATCCGCTACGAGGAAGAGCAGGACGGAGAAATCATCACCATTGTGGACGCGGCAAGCGGCATCATGCGCTTTAACGGCGTGGACTACACCGACGTGGTGGAAAGCATGCTGAACTGACAACCCCGAAGTCAAATGCGCAAACGTTCGCGCATTTGACCTCTTTTTTCAAGAAAGGACAAAAAGATGGCAGACGACAAGGTGCAGCAGCTGCGCGCCCAAATGCACGAGGACGCGAAAAGCGGCATAATCACACTGAAAACGCCCCTGCGCGCGGGCGGGCGCGACGTGAC